AAGTCACATAAACATAAGGTCAGTCTTTTTGTTGTTTTACTATATTAATATCATGAGTATCCATATATTCTTGCATATTATCTTCATGAATTTTTATTGTTCTATCCATAATTATTTATTAAAGTATATTATATAAGTTAATATGTGTTGTCACAGAAAGTTAACTTGTTTTGTTTCTCTCTACCACTCATCTCTCCATATTGGAGAGGGTGATAAAGGGTGCGAGGTTAGACATTATTTCTAATGTACAAATAGTATAGCATATTTATATATTAAAAGTCAATTATTTTAGCTTGACAAGTGTAAATATTCTTTTACTAGTTTATTAAGTACAGATGGTATCATAGGTCAAAGAAACCTTTCTTCTATATTTCTCTCAGATAAGATTTTTAGTTTTGCCTGTGCCTCCCAATATTCTTTAGTTTTTCAAGTTTGTTTAATTAGTTCTCAAATCTCTTGTTTATATTCTCTAATTGCCTGTGATTCTCTTTTTCTTTTCTCATCTTCTAGTCTTTCTTTTTCTTTTTGTTCTTCTATTCTCACTTTAGCTAGAATATCAGCTTCTCTTTTATTATCTTCATAAATACTCTTCCATTCATGTTTTATAGCTTCTTCTAACATATCTATAGCAACTAGCCTATGCTTCTGTCATAGTTTTTTAAATAACATAAGTTCAGCTCTCTCAGTCATTGTATCCTTATGTTTATCTTTTCTAGTCTTTCTAAACTCTATATAAACTTCTTTAAATACAGGATCATCTATAAATTTACATACTTGTCTTGCTTTAGATTTATCATAAAAGAGGGTATCATCAAAATTAATTTGTTTTATAGTTCTTTTTATAGTCTCTTTTTTATAAAAGATACAGTATCAGAATTTGTCTTGTTGCCAAATGTAATTATCAGCTCACATCTTTTGTAGTAACTCAAAGTATTCTTTTATAGTTTCAGGTGTTTTTTCTTTAGTGTATACTATCATAATTTACCATCAAAATTCATAAAATACATCACTATTATTTTCTATCTCTTTAATTGCTTTTAAGTGCATATCTTTATAGTGTCAATAAAAATGTTTATTTATATACTTTTTTACTTTAACAAAATCTTTGGGTTTACATTTTCAATAAAAATCATCTTCAAGATAACTCCACTCATTATCTCTAACATACTTTTTATTATTTGTATAATCTTCAAACCATTCAATATTCTCAGTATTATACACTTGACATTTCCAAGTATACTCATCCCAAAATGTTCAAGTTGGCGTTGCTTTTACTAATTCAATACTCACTGACATAATTTTCTAATTAAATATTAAAGTGTTTACATTATAACATAAGTTAGTAAAAAAAGTCAAATATTTAGCTTTGACTTTCATAATAAGTTCTCTTATATATATAAAACATCTTTCAAAATATATGTAAATGTGTTATAATAGTATATTGTCATCTGATAGCATTCCATTTACTATTAATAATAGTAATAAAGGGTATTTTAAAAATTACTTTCTCCATTTTTCACACATCATTATAACTATCTTGTTCAAATATTTTCATACTTTTTTCTATTAATTTCTAAATTAGTATATTACTTTCAGTTCAGATTTTATCCTATTTACTGCATTCCCTCTAAGATTAATAGTAGAATTAAATTTAAAGTTACTTGAAAAACAAGGTCTGTTTAAATACCCTAGTATAAAACTAAGTTTCTAATATTACACTTAGAGGAGCAGTAGAGAATAAAATCTAAAGAGTTTGTACATTACTTTTCAGACGAGTTTCATTGCCTACCCTGACTATATTCCCCCCTACCAAATGGTAGCGTCGGTTATGATATGCATAAGTCAGTTGCCTACATATCCCAACTTAACTATTTTTAATAAATAGATGTAATATATAATCTGTATAGAATAATAACTATGATTTAATTAAGTTTAAAGTCTGAGGCTCGTCCATCAGATTACTATTTTTTTATTATATACTACATTCATTCATTAAGGCAACAAAAAGACATTGCTATCTACTTCAATGTCTTTTTACAAACTACACCTATTATTAGGCAAGTTGCTTTATTTGTAGATAGATGTAATTTGTGTACAAGGCTATATTATCTATATTTCTAATCTTGTCAAATCTTTTTTAAAAGTTTCTTATCTTATTATATCTTTCTATCTTTTTATGTTTAGATATCTTCTTTATACAGTTATGTTTATTATGTTTTTTCATAATATATTGTTAATAGTAACAAGTATAGTGTATATGTATTGGTTAGTATAAGTCAATAGTTTAATGTAGAGATTGTGTAAAGAAAAAAAAAGAAATAAATAAATATTCTACTCTTCTTTACTAAGATTTGCAAATTTATATTGTATTTAATAATAAAACCATAAGCACGACTTTATGGTTTTTCTTTTATAATTCTATTTCTTTATGTTCTATCATTTGTTCTATCTGATTGTGCATATCAAAGCCTACATTATATCATATAGACTCTAAGAATTGTGATAAATTATACCATGATTCATAATCAACTAATCATTTATCTTTAACGTTTACATCATAATTTGTTCTAAATATTTTCTGTTTACCATTCACTACTATAATTATTTGTAAATGTATAGCAGTTCTTTTTTCTTTTACTTCTTCAGTATCTCATTTGTATATTGGATACTCATAAATATCACCTAATATAGTGATATTATCTTCTTGTTGTAATATATGTGACATAACCTTATAATTTAAATAATAAAAAGGAATTTGTCGTGCAACATTATTATACTCATGAAATCTAAAAGACAAAATAAAAAACCCTAAACTAATAGCAATAATCAGAGAGGGTTTTTAATAAAAATAAATTTTTATGACATGAATTTAGACAGACATGTAGTAATATATATTATATTGATTTATTATGATTTGCAAATAAAAAATAAATGAATATAATAGTAACACTCCTATAAAAGAATTAGTTAAAGAAAAAAGCCCTTAGAGGCTCTTTTTTGTTTGATAATACAGTTCTTTAAATCTTCTGGCAAGTAGTTCAGTCTGTTGTTCATTTATGAATACATATTTGTTTTTTAAATCAATAAATGCTTGTTCTCAAATATAATGTGCAAAATACTCTTTATTATCTTCAAATTCTGTTAAAGTATTAAGTGTATAGATATGGCTAAATTCATGGAAAATATTATGTATTATATAGTCATCATCTTCTTTTAATAGAGATTTATCAAATTTGATTGAAGCATTAAAGTAATCATACAAAACTTTATCAACCACTGCTACTGCAAATTTCTCATCAGTTTGTGGTAGCTTTTCTATTTTATATACTATATTCCACATACTTAATCACATAAATCATTGTATGTCTCATAATAATTCTCAAAATCTTTTTTCAGTCATATGGTATTTTTATAAGATAATATTCTTTGAGGCTCTTTTTATTTATTTTCAAGTATATTAGCTAGACTAGGAAAGCCTATTTTTCTTATATATGTTGATACTTTCATATTTGAGTCTTTTCAAATCCTTATATTATATTTTTTTTCTATATCTTTTATTTTCATTAATTACTTGTTTTGTTACTTTAATTAATTTTTCTTGTCTTTCTAGTACAATTCTAGCTATTTCTTTTTTAATCTCTTCTAAAGAGTTAAATTCATTAATCCATATTCAGTATAGGTCTATTAACCTAAGTGTATGCATATCTAATTTATTTTCAAACATTTTTTCATTCAATAATCATATAATTTTTTAGCAAAGTAATATTTATCTTCTATTACTTGATTGTATTTTTTATTCTTAGGTAGACTTCAAATTCTTTCTTTATAATCAATCCAAGCTAGAACTTCAGCAAAATCTTCTGAAACATTAGTGCTTGCATAGGTAGATATATATTCTTTCATACTTCTACTAATTCTCTCCCAAGCTTTTCTTTGGTTTTCATTAAGATATTTGTAATAAACTATATGACTCCATTCATGAAAACACAATTTACCAAACAACTCTTGTGTTGGATACTTTCTAAAAGCATTATTATAAATAACTATTTCATCTTTTTTAAACTTTGGAATTAGTCATTTAATACTTGCATAAGCAATAGTATTTTTAGTTTCTCTATTTACTAGTCTTATAGGTATTCCATTTATTTGTTTAGGTATCTTTATGCCATTTTTAATGTAAAACTCTTCTGAGGGCTTATTTTGTACCTTATATCTTATAAATCAATAAACATTCTTGTAACTATATTGATGTGTTCTAATCTTATTATCTCATATTCAATCTCAATTACCACTTCAAGTGTTTTGATCTGATATAATCATTGTTTGTAAATCAGCACTAAGAACAATACCTATATGTCAATATTCTCATATCTTCCATATACAAATATCCCCTTCCTTAGGTAAAAAATCAGGAGTGTTTTTAAACTTCTCCCATTTATCTCACCAATCAGCAAAAAAGACTTCATAAGCATTTCACTTAGGACTTTCATAGTTAAAAACCTCTTTAGTATATTGATTAGAATAGTCTTTACATTGGTACTTATAATATCCGTCATAATCAACAACTTTTCAATCCCATTTATTTATAAACTCTTTTAAATTCATAAAGCTTAATTAAAGAATATCATCTATTTCATCTTTACTTAGTGTTTTTAAAGGTGTTGGAGTATCTTTACTCTCTTCTCTACTATCTAGTCCAAATATCATACCAAATACTCACATTAAAGCACCAAATAATTGACTAGCATATTGATCCTTACCTAGATAGTCTAAGTACATAAATAATGCTAATGCACTCCCTCATACTATGTATTTTGCTAAGTTTTTCATAATATTATCATTTATTTATAAAATAAGTCCGTCAAAACAATGTTGTTCAGAAGAAAAAAAGACTAAATATAATAAATCTCTTCCATGATGTTGTCCAATGAAATAATTGAATCAAGTTTAATCATCACTTATAGTTTGCTACTATAAAGTCTTTAATTGTTTTTCCTCTATAAAAGTCTCTATCATGAATGTCACAGACTGTTCTCATATCTCATAATAGATTTTGTTTCTTCTCAGATTGAAAATAAGGCATACTCTCTAAATTCTTAGAGAAATTAAAGCCTCACTTCCCTCCGCATCAGTTGCAGACTCATAATTTTTTAAGTCTTGCTAGTTCTTGTAAATCAACTCAAGACTCTTTTAATATATAGTCTATTGTTTTCATACTCGTATTTTAAAGATTATTTCTTTTTAGTAGCTTTTGCTCTTCCTTTTATCCTTTTTTTCCCTACTACCTTTCTTTTTTTAGCTGTTGCTTTTCATTTTGTCATTATTCTATAATTATATCATAATTAAATATATCTCAACATTGTTGTAATGTTGTTGGTATCTGTTCTTGTAGATGTTGCATTTGAATTTTATGCACTTGGTTTTGTCTACCTTGTCAGACATTTATTCAAACATAATAAGTGATTATTCATATTATTAATGGTATTATTATAATGAAGACTAAATAAAATACAAATTTAATAAAAGCAAACATTGCTTTATCTTTTAAGCGATTAGTTGTAAATTCCCTAACATCAATTCAGTTCTTTCTTCAGTGGTATTCAATAAAGTCATAACACATTGCATAATGAGGTAAATCTGCTTCATATATCTCTATAGGAGGAATTTCTTTTTCCTTAATAATTTCTTTAGTCTTCTTATAATATTCATTACTACTATATATTTTATACTTTCTTTTTGAAAATGGAGTTAATCATTCATAACTATATACCTTGTTTCAATCATCAAAAACAGTATGAGTCACTCAAAGAATAGCTCAATACAATGTTTTATTTAATGTTTCTACTATCTTCATGGCTTTAGTTTATTCATTTTAATTAATACTTTTGTAAAGAATGTTATAAATACTACATTCAATATTGGAGCAATAATCCATAATGTTTGTTGATCACTATAATACTCTAGTAAATTTAATATTGTACTACATAGTATAAACATAATAAGAATAAATCAAGTAGACTTATTTTGTAAACTAAACAATATCCCAATAGAAAATATTATCTCTAGTGCAGTAACTAATAATAATAACCAAAGAGGGCAAGAAATTTGTATTATATCTAAAAGTGCCATTATTTAAGTTTATTTGTAATAAGTGTTTTTAATCTATTTAAGAACAAGAAAGGAAAGATAGATGCTACTACACAAGTAATATATACTGTCATTTCATTAAATGCTCATAGTTTTATCAATAAGAAACCAAATGTAGAAACTGACATTGCCCACACTATTCCTTTTAAGAACTCTTTTATCCTTGTCTCATCTCTAACAAACACTAATCAGAATGTATATGCTAAGAAACATAATCCTGTAAATACTAGTAATTCTAACAATGAAGCTCTAGTAAGTAATGTTTCAGATAATGTAATTGTTCCACCTGTTCATGTTAGTGCTCAAGATACAGAGTATAATGTGCTAGTTGTTGCTATTTTTTCCATGTCACTTTTTGTTTTAAAATAAAGTCCCCTCAACCATTATACTCATAAGACATTAATATAACATTAATTTCAGGACACTTTTTTACATATTACTCTTTTTGTGTCATTAGTCTAGTTTTTTATATGTGTTTTGTTCTGATTTCCATCTTTTTTGCTCAAACTAATTGTCAAAATTGGATAAAATCATTATATGTCATTGGAATAATGTTATATTCACTATCAAATATATGAACAGGATCTAAACTAGTTTTATCAGCATATTCAAAGTAAGCTCAGATTTCTCATATATCTTTTTTTCTTATCTTAAATTTTCATCATTTAAACTCTATAATTGTTTCTGAGATTTCTTTTTTAAGGTTTTCTAATTTACTTAATTTCATTTGAATTTTAAATTCTTTTATTTCTTCTTCTGTCATTTCATCTTCAAAGGCAATCCATTCTCAATCTTGTAGTCTTTGTCTTGTAATTTTCATAATCACATTATTTAGTAAATAAAATCATAATTGCTCATGTTCAATTTGTTAATGTTCATGGTGTTGTTGGCATTACTAAAGACCCTAATGACTCATAGTAGTGATTATTAAACACTGTTGTTACAGCTTGACTTAATGAAATAGACTTTGTATATGCTGGAGTAATCGTTTTAATATAACTATTACTATCTCATGCAACGAATGCTCACCAATATAATCAAGGTTCTAAATCTTCACTTAGTGTTGAATCACTAATATATCAAGTGCCTGTAACATCTGATGTTTGGACAACTAATGTTCAAGGTCTATTAGATGAATTTGTATAAATTCCCATTCTACATCAGTTATTCATAGGAAAATTTCATACATAGACTCAAAGTTCATTAATAGTTTTAGAAGCTGTTAAATGAAATGGAAAATAATATAACCTATTAATAATTCTATTGATAGTTGATGTAGTTCCATTAATATAATTTAAAGGTATCTTATAAGATGTATCTATTAAATTTCATAATACTCTATCTTGAGTTCAAGATAGGTCTTGCCATACTACTCACTCTGGAGCTGTGCTATCAGCTCGTAATACTTGTCAATTAGGTCATACAGGCAATCTTACATCAGTTGTTCAGTTGTGTACTATCATGTCTCACTTAGTAGTAGTTGGAGTTCATCAAGCACTTCAATATGTTCAATCTTCTTTTAAAAAATTTGATGGACTTCATGTGCTACTTAATGTTACTCCATTTACACTAGCATTAGTAATAGTCTCTCAATCTTTATCAGCCTTTAAATCTAGTGCTGCTTGTTGTGCTGTAGAAACAGGCTTATTTGCATCACTAGTATTATCTACATTACCTAATCAAACCTGAAACTTAGGTATAGAATTTATATCGTTTGGGTTTATCAAAGTCATAATCTTGGTAATTAAAAATTAAAATCCATTAATAACTGATATTACTGCTTTATCTACAATAATATTTGATGTACTTCATTGATTCGCTACAAATGCTTGTATAGTATCTGTAGGATTTACAGTAAATACTCAAAGTGCAGTAACAGAAGTAGGTGTAGAATTTTCTGTACCTGAGATAGTCTTTGTTTGTTCTGTACCATTTATTGCAATAGCTAAATTGATTTCATCAGATCATCATCATACTTTAGAGACAGTGCTAGTAATAATAACTTGTATTTTAGTAGCAGTAAGTCAATTATAAGTAATTAATCATGCTGTAGATACAGTAAATCTCTCAGACACATCACTTGCCCAATTTGTTCAATTTATAGGTACAAAGACACCTATTGTTCCTATGGTTACTGTTTCTTGTGCTGTTAAAAAAGCATCAGCAGTTTTAGAACTATTAGCAACTGGAGGACTGTTTAATATTTCCCATTGTACATTACTAGATGAAATATTATTAAGTGGTGTAATAACTCATATATAAGCATTACTTAATACTCTACCTTGTAATCAAGCTGTTAAATTACCATTATTTGCTAATCACGATAATCATATACTACCTGCTGTTAATCATACATTAATAAAATTCTCTAAAGTACAAAAATTAGTAATTACAGTAGTTCATAAATCTAATCAAATATATGTAGCAGATGTAGCACTACCGAATAAGACTTCTTGTATAGTAACAATCCCTACAGTCGTACCTGCTATACTAATACCATCATTCAAACCTATTCATGAAGTAGAAGTAAAAAAGTTCATATTCCTAACATTAAATACAGCAATATCTGTAAATGTTCCAAATTTCTCACATACAGGTAGTAATTGATTACTGACATATCAAAACATAGAAAATACTACAAACTCTGTAACAGGTGATCAAGGTGTATCTGATACATTCCATATTTGACTAGCATTTGGACAACTTACTGCTAAATTATCTATTCTTATCAATCAAGAGTCTACTCATGTAAACATATCTCATGTACCTGTATATGTCCATACATTTCAAGGAAGAGGTCAACCATTCTGTCCTAATATCGTAGGGTTCTTACCTAGAATAACTCTTTTAGATGTTGAAAAAGAAGAACCTATCTCTACTACTACATTATCAGCTAAGGTAATTGTCGTTGCATCTTGTGTTGGAAAATCTGACTCTTGATTGATAATAAGTTTATTAGAAGCTACATTAGATATAGTACCTCATGGTAAAATAATTCCTCAATTTTCTATAGTTAAATCTCCATCTACTGTAGTAGTTTTTAATGTTGTATCTCAAGTAACATCTAAAGTTCAATCTATAGTTGTACTTCATAAAGCTCAACCTCATGATTCAGCTCAATTTCTTATAATAAAATATTCTCATGTTGGGATAGCTCTTGTGAAATGAAATGTTGTTGCACTATTCCAAATCACATCTGTTCATTTTAAAGTTCAAGTCCTATTAAGTTCAATATTAAGTGTTGGAGAAGCTTGAAAATCATTTGCACTTACTCATAAAGTAGTAATATCTCAACTACTTCATACAGTTCTTGTACAAGTTCAACTTATACTTCATGCTCATGTAGCTAGATTAATTACTTCTCATGCAGCAAAATCACTTGTTACTACAAATGTTACTTTTCTAAATGTTTGTCATTGAGTTATAAATTTATCTACTCATATAACTTTTACATTATCTCCATCTTCACTATCTGCTAACATTAGTTGGTCTGCACTAACTAAATTAGTAGTTTTTTTAGGAAATCAACTTGGAAAACTTGTCATAGTCTTTTAGTTAAAAATTAAGTCCATTCTGTTTGGATTTTTGGTATAAAGTCTCAAAATCATTCTACTTCTATTTGGACATTGTTTACATCTAATATATTAACATCATTTACATCTACTAAAGGTGAAAATCTATTGTATCTTTCTCTATCCCAATTACTATTTATTTCTTCTCTTCACATAGTATAACTATTAAATTATAATTTACCATTATTTTTTACATTTCCATCTCTTTAATGCAAGAGCTTTTCTTGTTGGTTTTCATTTACTATCTTTCATAGGTCATTTTACTCAACTCATTCTTGCACAAAAACTCTTTCTTCTTTTAGCTGCTTTACTTCATGCTTTTACTTTTCATGTAACAGGAGCTTTTAACTTACTTCAAGTAGCTTTATTGTATTTCTTTCTACCTTTTTCAGTTAAACCTCATTTTTTACTCTTCTCTCATCTTTTCACAGATAGAGATACATTTTTCTTTTTAGTAGGCATAATATATTAGTTAAAAATTATTCAGTATCATTGTCACTATTTGATATTCATAGTAATATAAAGTATATACCTAATACTACTAATATAATAGTTATTATTCAAGTCATAATTCATTATTATCAGATAAGAGTTCTTCTATTTCTACCTTTATAGCTTGTAGATCTGGATTAGGAGTTTTTTCTAATACTTTATTTATATTAATTAATGATTTTCCTAAGAATTTTCTTGTTGTAGGATGAATCATTCATTTAATTAATCAAATTCCTGTTAATCAAGCAACTCATATACCAGCTATAGCAGGAGCAAGTGTTGTTAATGTTGCTCATCACAATAATCAAGCTCAAGTAACTAATTCTCACTTGATTCAAGTATACTTTTTAATTTTTTGCATCAATCTTCATAAACCACTACTAGCTTCTAATCTTGCTTTAGGAGCAATATTATCTATGGCTCTATATAAGTTTGATTGTTTCTTAAGAGTTTCTTTTACAGGAATATCTATAGCCTTAGTATCTATTAGATCATTAGTATTAGTTCTAATACTCTTTAATGCAATAGTAAGAGCATTTTCCTTGTCTCCAGTAAAAGCATTTGGTTTTTGTCATTTAATCCAGTTATCAAGTGCTTTTCTAGCATTTAATAATCATAGTGCTGTTCATGGTTGTTCATCTACTAACTGATTAAACTTATTCAATATTTTTGTAGCTGTTTTTTCTGCATCTCATACAAGCAAAGGATTATCAGCTAATTCTTTTTTAACATTTTTAATAATAGTTGATCTAGTTTCTTTTTTAGGTATTAATATAGGACTTGCGCTCAGTTGTTCTGTTAAATCATCACTTAGTTTTCAGATCTCAGCTAAAATACTATTATTGTTCTCTAATATTGTTTTATTAGATCATATTCATGGAACTGCTTTTATATCTTTTACAATATCTAACTCTTGTTTTGTTAATCATACTTGTCTACCACTAAATATTCATCATTCAGTCACTTTTCATTTACTTATATCTGAAACAGCCTGTTTTTTATTTGCAATAGGCTGTATAAGTTCATTAACAAAATCATCTGTTTTTTTCTTTACACTTTTCTTAGCAGATTCCTCTAACACTTCTCCAACTCATCCTATTCACTTTCCTACTGTTTTTGTTCCAAGTCATCATATAGCTCAAATAGGAGCAAAAGATAATATATTTCAAATTGATTCTAGTTTTCTTGCTTCTTTTGGGTTTTCCTTAGCAAAGTCTTGATATGCCTCAACAGATGTTTGTAAAGCTTGTAATCATTGCTGTCATATATCAGATTGTAATAATTTTGTTCAGGCTGTTCAAACTGCTTCTTTTATAGGTTCTTCTATAAAATCTGGTGTTATAGCACTTAGTCATTTACCTAGTAAGTTAAATCATTGCACTACTCATTCTCATATAATATCTCAAAGTCCTCATGCTACTTGTCATGCTACTTCCAGTTCTGTTCAATATCATGGAATCAATACCTCTGCTGCTGTTCTTTCTGTAGTAAATGCTTCTTTTATCTTTTCTCATCTTTCTAGTAATTTAGATCATAATCATTCCCTATCTTCTGAAACCTTATCATCAATAAATTGTGATTGAAAATCTTCTAAACCTACAATTGTAACTCAATCTTTAGTAATTTGTTCTCAAAATCAATTTAATAACTCTTCATCTGATATTCATTCATATTCTCAGGATGCTTTAGCATTATCTATTATTTCAAAAAAGTTCTCTTGACTTATTATGGTATCTTCTGGCTGTCAGTTTTGTTGTACTAAATTCTGTATAACTTGTTCTGTTCATGTAACTCATTGTCAAGCTTTTATATCTTCTATTTGTGTTTCAGTAGCCTGAGAAAATCCTCAAGTTAATTCTACTTCAGGTTTTTCAGGTTCTTGACTCATTAGACTAGGGTCTTCTAGTCTTGTTGGGTCTTTCTTAAAATCTATTCATATATCAAAGAAATCTGCCATAATTATTTATTAGGATTAAAGTTTCTCCAGTCAAATACTTTCTTGTTTTGGTATGAAGCATAAGCGTCTGTAACTGATACACTACTTGCTTTAGTAGATTGTTTGGGTACTTTTCATTGTAATTCTCATTCAATTACTTCTAACTCTTTATTAATTTGTCTTAGTTTTCATTCAAATCAACTTGTATCTACTCAACTTCTTGCTAAGTCAGTAAGATTTGTTTCTAATCATCTCTTTACTAGTCTTAGGGTCATTCCTAACATAGCCCTATTAACATCTTCTGTTTGTGTTAGATTTGGTACAGTTTGCCTATATAGTTCGACATCAGCTTCTGTTAATACTCACACTTCTCAATACACTCATCTAGCTAAATTTGGAATAAGTGAAGTGATTTGCGCTTTTAGTTTTTGAGCAGTGACATCATAAGGGTCTTTACTTCTTAATAATCACACAAAAGGTCAAGTTCATTCTCAAAACATTCATCATGTTCATTCTGTAATAGTTTCTTGTATTTCTCATAATGAATTTAAGACTGCACTAAATTTTCTTATTTCTTTATTATCAGTTGCACTCATATCTTTTCATCATTTACTATATGCAATAACCTCAAAAGGATCAGCATTAGGGTCAGTGAATACTTTATTTTGTGCTTCAACTATTGCTTTAAATTGAGGGTCATTTTGTCTTTTAGCCTTTTCACTAGCAGTTAAGCTATTAAATACACTTAAATCAGATATACTAAAAGAAACTTCTTTCTGAGTTTCAAACCTGCTTAAATCAACAAAACCACCATCACTATTACTAATTTGAGATACAGGTATAGAGTATATATTCTTTTTACCATCTCATTTTGCATTCCAGTCTGTTATTTCCACCATTCAAGTAGATGGATTATATCAACTAACTATTCAAACATGTCCATTTTCTCAATATGTACCCTCTGTTGTTGGATTCCATACAGCCAAACCTCATACCTTAGGAGTTTGGCTATTGATATATTTTTGTTTAGACTTGTAAGTATCTCCCATTCTAATTCAAGTAACATTAGATGCATTTAAGTAGTTATTTACTGCTTCTCAGCATTGGTATCATGGTGTTTTACTTCTACTTTTATATGTTTCTACAGCAGATATTCAGTTTTGAACATTAATATTAGTATTTAGATTATTCTGTCAATTAACTCAATATGAAAAGAAGTCTGGTTTTCTTCAGTCATCATACATTCTTAATACTTCAAATCATCCTTCTTTATTCTTACTTACTGTATCAGAAAATCACTTTTGTTTTGTAATTCATACTACTTCTCAAGTATTTGATAGAACAGGATTTGCTTTTCAATCAACTAAGTATAACAAGTTACCATTTCTATCTGTTTGATATACTCATTTCTTATTCATTGCTTGGTACTCTCTTTCATTCTCAATAAGAGTTGTTTTAAATGCATTAGCTCTATTCTCTGCTTGTATTTTACTTTGTTCTTGAAATTCTAATAAAGCTATTTTATCCATTCTAGCTCTATCTGTGTTATATTGTTGCAAAGCAGTAGTATATAATTGTCTTTGTTGACTATCTTCAAACTGAGCTATTTGTACTTCTCTGTCTAAATCTCATTTTAAATCATTATAAGTACCTAATTTAGCATTATATTGATTAATTAATGTATTTTTTTCTCTAACAATATCCTTTCTTCTTCTTCTGATTATAGCATTTTGAGTAGGTGTATCAAGTCTATTAAATTCACTTCTAACATCTTCTTCTAAAATGTCTAATTCATCATCTATTTCATTAATCTCATTTTGTAAGCTTTCTAATCATTCTCTAGTAGATTTTAATTCAGGATTATTTTTAGCTTCATCTAGTTTTTTTCTTAAATCAAAACTAAATAATGAGTTTAAGTTATTAGTTATAGCATCTAATGATAAAACATTATTATTATCAGTTGTAAAGTCTGTCTTTTTAGTAATATTTAGTTTATTAAACTGTTCAAATCTTCTTCTTTGAGCTTCTGGTAAAGAATTATATTGTTCACTTCATATAACTAAAGCTCAGCTTTCTGCTGCAGCTCTCATCTCATCATTTGTAGCTCAGTTATATTTCTTAAAGAACTCTGCATCTGATTTTTGTTTGAATCTTGATTTAACTATACTTGTAAAATCCCCTCTTAAAGATGGGTTATTTGTACTTAATTCTTTAGCTAAATCTAAATTTCCAGAATCTATAGCTTGTGTAAATGATGTTAAAGCTTTTCTATTAGCTTCTTCTTGTTGAGCTGTTTCAGTTTCTTTAATAGCAAGTTGTTTTGTTTTGATATCTTCAGCAGTTTCTACTTTCTCAGCTATTACAGGTGCTTTTCTTTCCTCTTCAATTCTTGTGATAATATCAGGTTCAGCAACTCATTCTTCTCTTAATGCTTGCACTCTTTTAATTTCTTCTTCTCTTTTTCTTCTTTCTTCATTTACTGCTCTAATATCAACAGGTTCTTCTATAGTTGGTGTAACTTCTTCCTCAGCTACTGCTACTTCTGGAGTAGTTGGAGCTTCTGTGGTCACTACTCATTCTTGAATAGGCTCTAAAGGAACTGTAGCTTCTTGTGCTTCTACAGATGTTTCAGGAGTAGTTACCTCTGGAGTAATTGCTGTTTCATCTATCTTTGTTTTAATTTCTTCTGCTTCTGTTGCTCAAGCTCCTGTTGTTATGTTATCTCAGTTAGCCATAATCTTTAGTTATTTATATTAATATAATCATTTTATCTATAAAGACAAGTTTATTTATATGCTGTTATCATTAGGAACACATCTGCTGTACTATCAGTAAAATTTAATTCTATTCAGTCACTTATAAAAGTATTATGATTTGCTTCTGTTTCTCATCATCATGGTTGGTTAACATGAAAAACTCTTAATACTCCTCATGAGAATGAATTACTTTCTCAATCTGCCATCTGAAATGTTCTTTCAGTAGTTCAATCATATAATCATATACTTCATGTTATATCAAGTGACAATCATTGACGCCATGCAGTAATACTATAACTAGATGGAGTAAATCCAAATCAAGTAAACTGTTGTAATCAAGTTCATACACTTGCAGCTCTTGAAAAGTTTAATGCTTTCACTCATCATCAAGCACTAGCTCATCTTACACTTACATTTCAATCTAACTTCTCAGGTCATAATCAAGGAATGTCTGATTCAAAGTTTTCATCTGGTAAGAAATCTGGTTTAAATTCTTTTTCTGTTGCCATTAGTCTTTAATTATTTCATAAACTATTTTTAATCAATGGAATTTTGGATTTCAACTTACTCTTGTAAAATCTATTCTAAAATTTACATCTGTCCATTCTTTAGTGTGTTCAGAGATTATTGTTCTTAGTGAATCTCATTCTTGGTCTATTGTTCTTATATCCTCATAAGCTCATTGATCATAACTAGCACTTAATTTAACAGTATTATTCTCATCTGTTCAACTAGTAGTAATATAGATTCTTTTTAATTTCTTTTTAATTAATCTATCTCATCAATCTACTATTGGTAGTATCATATATCAAGAAGTTTGTTTTGTCCCTCAAATTTCATATTTTACTATTTGTTCAATTCAATCTATAGCTACTCATATAAATAATGTATCTAATCAAGGTCATTGAAAGCCATATAGGCTTGTTATTATACTAGATGAGATAGGGTTAATAGGGAAAACTTCTTGAAATGCATCTCAGAGTCATCTAACTTTGTTTCAGAAACTCCATAACGCATCATAAGTTCCATTTTCATTAATAAAATAGATGTTATCTCATATTCTTCATAATTGAGTTGGTCTATCCATTCTAGTTTTAAATTTAGGAATGGTTAATCTAGGAGAATCATATTGAAATCATATAATAGGAGCTGAATATCCAGAAGTTATATGTAAATTAGTTTGAGTTGAATTAAATCAAGATACCATAAAGTCAGTTTGTCATTTATTCTTACTTCATCTTATAAAATCATCTATTTTATAGGATTCATTAACTCATCAAGCTTCAAATGTCCAAAATGCTACTGTTCAATCACTAGAGTATACTTTAAACTGACTTCCTATTTTTTCTATTCACACTATAGAATCTGCAAATAAATCATAAGTGGTTACAGCATCATTGATATCTAATGTAATAAGCTTTCCTCAAACTCAGATAATTAATACTTGGTCATTAAAGTTATAAACAGGATATTTACTTCTTAAAGTTCAATCTGGAAATGTTCAAGCTGATGGTGTAATAGTTTCTGTTACACTTGATATAGATGTATTTGTTTGATCCATTTTACCAACTCTGATTTGTCATGTTCAAGATGGCCTAATAAAATAAACAAATCATCACATATTAGTTGCATTTACTACAGCTCTTCAATCTGAAAACGTAAAATCTGGAGTATCATCTGTTCAATCTGATTTATAAACTACTCAACTATCTCAAGCTCAAACTGCTGTTCTATTTCATCAAGTGTCTTCTACATAAAACCAACATAGAATATTCTTATCTCAAGTAGTAACTAAAGAAGTATATCATGCATCTAGCTCAACTGAATAAGTCTCTTTATTTAAATCTAATCAAGAACTATACAAAACCTGATTGGATTTTGTTTGATAATCATCTTGAGCTATTCATTTAAAAAATCATTGGAATTTTTGTATTGGCATATCTAAGTTTTAAGATTTATTGCATTTGGTAGTATTGCTTCAACAGGGTTATTATATCTATCCTTTATATTACTAATCATTTGAGTTAACTTTTGATTGAATTCATTAATAGAATCATTTTTCTCATTTGTTAATCCTTGCTGACTATATATATACTGCTTCATTCATACTGATAGAATTTGATGATATCCTCTTAAATCACTATTTCTTGGGAAGATAGTTGATTCGGCACCTCAAAGAACTAAATCTTGTAAAGTTATTGTGGATTGTACTCTCATTCATGCTTCAACAGCTTCAGTAGGAGCTGGGTATATAAATATACTTCAATCTTTTATATCAAAAAATCATTCATCTGTACTTAGCTTATTATTAATTCTTCATTCAGATGTTTTATAGCTTGCTAATGTATCTGCTTCTATTAATGTACTAAATTCATCTGTAGACTTCCATTTTACTTCAACTCTTTGAATCTTATTCATTCAGTTTGTAGTTGCTGTAGCTTCATTAAAAGTATATTCATTTTGATTTAATATAGTATCTGTTGTAAAGACATCCCAAAAATAGTCTTCATTTATATCCTCTATAATCCTATTAGCAATAGTATGATATACTATATTCAGATATCTTAACGCTTTTGTATCTGTTATTTGTATATCATCTGTATGAGTAATATCTCTAGATAGTTCTATAACTGAATTAACATCCATTTGTTGGTATATTAGTAAATAAACTCTTTACTTTATCTTCCACATTGTGAAAAATATAGCAAAAAGAGAGAGGTTTAAATCTCTCTTAGTATTAAGTATTAGCACCTAAGCTTGAAGCAGATTCAACTCTATATAGAGCTTCCTCTTTAGTTATTGCTGAAGCAAGTCTTACTTTACCTCAAACAGATAACCTTTGGTGTAATGGATCTGCTGTACCTGCACTACCTAGTCCATTGATAAATGTTTCCATTCATCCAGACATAACAGTAGCATAAGCATCTCTACCTACAACATAAGTTGGGTAAACATCAACAGTACCACCAGCACCACCATCAGCAAAGAATTGAACATTAGAAGATGCAACAACTCTTGCACCAAATAACATACCCATTTCTCATTTAAGTGGTTTTCTTACTTGTGAATCAGTATATTTATTTAAATCAATAAATGTACCTATACCAGATTCTTGTTGTAAATCATAAGCAACATCTGGATGCATTATAGCAACATATGCTTCTCCATCAAAGAAAGGAGCATCATTACTTTTTAATTTAGATACAGCTTCTGCTAATTTAGCAGCAGTTAATGTATCAGTAGCATCAACAGTTACTCTTGATGTAGCATCTCATCCATAGATAACATTTGTACCTGCATCTATTGCAGCTTGGATTACTTGATCAGCTTTATTAGCTAAATCTCTTCATAATTCAAATGCTGCTTCTTGTACAGCATCAACAGGAGCATCAGTTAGTACAACATCAGATAAAAGTGCAAAAGAACCATATTGATTTAATGTTACTTCAACATTTGTTAAAGAGAATGCAGTTTCAGTTGGAGTTACTCATTCAGTTAATTGAATTGCTGCACCATCTTTATTGTCAACAGTTGGGAAAGTATATTTATTCATTCCAAATGGTAATTGTTTTACCATTCAAGTTTGTTTGAAAAATAATGCTCTTTCAAAGTTTCTGATAGCTTCTCTTTGGATAAATTCTCCTAAAGCACCAGAAGTCATTATATTTCAGGTTGTAGTAGTAGCCATTGTATAATATTTAGAAATTAATATATAGCTACCCTAACAATTATCTTGCATTATTAAATCCTGCATCTTGAAACTCAGCAACAAGTTTTGCTTTTAAATCATCATCAGAAATATCAGCAACAGTTTTTGGTTTTCTAATTGAAGAAGGAGTATTTCATGCAACACTATATTTATTAGGATTGCTAGGTTGTGTAAATCCTATTCCTGCTATAGTAGCTGCTTGTTCATAAGTTAAGCTTGGATGTTGTTCTAAAGTAGATTCAACAGCCTCAAGATTTTCTTCTCAATAAGTTTCAAGGAAATTATTTCTTTCATTTGCTTTCAAGTCATTCATTTTACTTTCAGCTATTGCTTGCTGTATTAATGCTTGTGCTTTCTCTTCTGAGAATTCTTTACTCTCAGCTTCAGCTTTCCACTTTTCAGCTTCAGCTTTCCACTTATTCTTTTCAGCTAATATTTTAGGTACATTAGATTTACCTTTTGTAGTAGCCTTAGTGTCTTTTGATTCTTCAGTTTGAGTTTCCTCTACTTCAGTTTCAATAGTTTCTTCATCTACTGTGTCTGCATTTATGCCTGCATCTTGGCTTTTAATTTCTTCTGTCATAATAAGAAGTTATATAATAATTTATTGTGCAGTTGTTTCTGCTAGGTATTCAAAGAGTAGCAATCAACAAATCGTCATTTGTGAACTACATTCTCCTTAAATAGTTGGAGAATCAATCTTTATTGTTGGTTCATATTCATTTATAATCTTAGTTGGCATAACTACTATATCATCTATTAACTCTATCTTATTTCTTAATATGTCTGCATCACTAAATTTCTTTTCAACATCTATTCCTCTATAATCATATACTAAACTTCTAATACATATTTCTTTGTCTTTCTTTAGTTCATCAATTAAATATGCCCATCAATCAGAAGCCATTAGTGATTGCATTTTAGCTATCACTAATTGTTCTGGTGTTAATTCTGTTTGTTTTTTCTTTCACATAGTTTTTTAATTATTGTGTAGCAATATCTGCTAGACTAGCAGCTCATTGTTCTCATCACTGCATTATTTGAGCATTTGTAACTTGTGCAGCAGTTGCTCATAATACTCATCCTCATTGTTCTGGCTGTGCTTGTTGTATATTTTGTCAACTTAATATCATTGCATCCATTCTATCTCTTATAGCACTATCTCTTGCATCTGTATCCATTGCTTTTCAATAGATAACAATATAACTCATGTGGTCCTCTTCAAGTTGTTCTATTTCTCAAACATCCATATTTCTATTAAGAAGTTCTAAATCTAACTTAGCTTTCATTTCTTCTATAGAAGCAGGAAATAATACTGAGATTTTATCTTTATCTATTCAATTAGCTCTTGCAATACTTCTTTTAGCAAATGTTTTACTTATTTCTGGACTCTTAGGATCTTGAAGAACTAAATCAGCTATTACTAACAATCAAGCTTTTTCTTGCTCTTTCATAGATTCCTCATCACTTTTATTGATAACTTTAATATCAATATTAGCTCAAGTATCTATATCTTTTCTCTTAACTGATTGTATAACATTACCAAAAGAATTTTGAAGCATTATATTTTTTTCTCATTTGAAAGGGAAAAATTCATAATAAGCTCTTAACCAGTTTCTCCAAAAATCTTTTTCTCACCATTGATTAATCTTATTATTAAGAACTAACTTAACATTTTGATTTCTTTGGATTCTTTGATTCTCTGTAGCTGTTATACTCTTATCTGGTGTTCATCATACTGCTCTCTCATCTAATCACATATCATTAGAACCTTGTTGTCTAATAACTTGTGCCATATTAAATGCATCTTGCTTGATTCTTCCTCTCTCTACTTCTCTGATAGGATTAGGATTCTTTCTTAAATCAGCTCTAACATATTTTGGTCATTGAGTATGTTGTCTTAAGTCATTTAGATTTTTAATTGCATCTGTATCTACTAAGAATGTATCTCACCAAGCTTCATGTTCTGCTTTAATTCTATTTAGATTTAAGAATAATTGTTCTATTCTTTGTTTATCTTCTAATAAGTCTGGAACACTTATACCAAATGGGTCTCATTTAAAAGGTTCATAATGATTGACTATAACAGGAAATTTAATCAGATTAGGGTTTTTCTTTTCTTCTTCATAAACTGGTTTAATTTCTTCAAATCTTATTAATAAGCTGTCATCATTAGCTAATGTCACTAAATATTTTTTACCTTTTATTGTTGTATAATGATTATATATTCAATAAATAGGTTGTTCATTTGTTTGTGGTGTTCATCAATTTACTTGTCTTGATTGTTGTATTTGGTTTCTTCTTCTTTGTTCTCTATCTGAAACACTAGGTTTAACTTTATCTACATTAAAATATACATCTGTAGTTAAATCTCAATCATTTATTTCTAATTCAAAACCATGAAATCTATAATTATCTATATATCATAAAGGGTCTGGAATCCAAGATATTGGGTCTATACTTCTATAAACAGGAACATCTCTAACTGTATCCCGATAATCAAAGATTCTTAATCATACACCATAAAATAACCTATTCCATTGAACATCATAGGTTAGTTTTTCTAAATCCATTTCTTCATAGTCGAATAAAGCTAGATTATTATAATTATCTGCTATCTCATCATCTCACAGTTGTCTTCAAGAGAAATTAACAGTTATTGCATCTGAATAATAAAGACTCATTAAAGTTAACATAGTAGAGCGAATAGTCCTTACATATACTTTATCTGCTTTACCTCAATCTTCAGCTATATTAGTATATAGTTTTAATCTTTCTAAAAATAATTGTCTCTTTTGGTCTACAAAGTTAACTCACAGTTGTTTCTCTTGTTGTACTTGAGTTATTATTGCTGATTCATCAATAGGAAATCTTGATTTAGGCATATTAGGAAGTTAGAATTTTAAGTGCTTTAAATGTACTATATATGTTTTAAAATAAAATGCAAGTTTTTATATTTGTTGTGAAAAGTCAATAACTAATGGTTCTTCATATCGTTCAACTCGAGTTAAATCATTATAAGCTATTGCCATATATCTAAAAGCATCTGCTAAATGAGATGTCCAGTCATGTTCTGGAGTATTTAAAAATATATCTCTTTTCTCATCATACTTTTGTTTATATAAACTTAGAGCTTCAATTAACTCTTCTGTTCTATCTTCATCAAACCATACATTATGGAATATCTTACGAGCTGCATTAATTCAATCCATTATTCATAACTTTGGCAATACATAAACTCTACTTGTTCCAAATATATCTCTAACTGTTTCTAATCTAGAAGCTCATGTAGTTAGTTCTCTAACTTCTATATCATGTGGAAAAAAGAATTTATCTACTGTATATCACTTCTCTGCTTCTTTTTCTCTGATTAATCTAGCATAAAATTCAAATCACTCTCAATTATGTTGGATGCAATCTATTATTCTTACTGTATTTCAATGTATTTGTACAAATATAATTGCCATATAATCACTTATCCCCAAATCCCATACTGTATATACAGGAAGCAAAGGGTCATATAATCAAGCTTTTATTCTCTTTTCATCTCTAGCTCTATTTATCTCTTTAGTATAATATGCTCATTTAATTGCTGCTTCAAAACTACATTGGTATTCCTGTTCATATTCTTCATCTGTCATTTCATTTTTTGCTTCATTTAGTTGTTCATTAGTTAATAATCAACTCTCGGAAGCTTTTAATAAAAGTGTATAATATTTAGGGTCTTTCTTTCAATTAGCATATATCTTGTAAAAGTTATTCTTTCATTTTGGTGTTCATATCCATAATACCCAACCATTATTAGCAAGTATCATAGGAAATACAATCTCTCAGTATATATTAGCAGGTTGTTGTGAATACTCATCAAATACAACTCATCTTAAATCTAATCACCTTAAACTATCAGGATTATCTGCACCAAATAGTCTTATCTTACTTCAATTAAGTAATTCAACTATTAATTCACTCTCATTAGTCTTTGTATCTGGTATAGCTTTAGCAAACTTCTTTAATATATCCCAAGCTATCGCTTTTGATTGACGATAAAAAGGGCTTATATATCAATAATACCCTTTTGTGTTTAAAGCTTCATATAGTAATTTAGCTATTGCTACAGTTGTTTTTCAGGCTCTACGATGAACAACTAAAACATTATACTGCTTTGAGTTTTTTATAAATTCTTTTTGCCAATCTCTTAAAAATTTTAAATCTATTGTTACATTCATGTTAGTAAACTTTATTATTAATATCATCAAAAGCATTATATAACTCTTTAGAAATTGTTTTTCAAGAGTGTGCATATAATGGATTGAAATATAATATTTTCTTACTATCTCACTTAAGTTTGAATTTCCCAATAAATCACTTTCTTTTTAAAAATGCCTCTAAACTTCTTTTGTTACTATCTGATATATTTATTCTATCTAGTGTAATTCTATTTTGTGAATCAAGAGTATCTTTTATTAAACTTAAGTATCAATATTTTAATACTCATATATCATTAGCTATCTTCTCTGTATCTAACTCTACGTTTACTTTCATAAACTTATATTTTAGATTTATTAAATTAAATTTGTCATTTAAATAATTCTGCATATAGTATCTTCAAGAGGTAAGTTTAGTCGCTTACCTTTATTTTATACCTTTTTGTCTTGATGTCAAAACATAATTGTTTTACATTCAAGACTTTTTATATACTTCAATTTAAGCTATTCTAAAATAAAAAGTAGATAATTTTCAAAAAATCTACTCTATATCTTATAGATAAATCATAACTTGTTATACTTTATAATTCAAAAGTAACTTTCACTTCTTTATCTGGGTTTTCCATAGCTTTAGTTAATTCATTTTGTCTAAATGCTAAATCTCTTGCTTTGGTTAATTCATCTAATCTAATCTTTCATTCTTCATCTGCTAACTTCTCTAATAGTTTTATTCAAGTTATATTAAGAATTTTATTATTATCATCTATGAGTTTTGTGATAGTTTCACTTTGTGTTGCAATTTGTTGCATATCATTCTTCAGTATTCTACTTGTTGTAGTATGTTCTACTCATGTTTGTTTTTCTATATCTCTAGTTGATAAATCAGGGTTATTTAGTTTGGCTTCTATTACTTTAGCTTTATCTTCAGAAGATGTTGTTTTTCATCTAGGCATAATTTATTTCTTAAAATAATTATTAATCTTTCATACTACAAATTGCTCTGTTTCTTTACTAAGCATTTCTTGGTATTCTTTTAACATATCTTCATGTTTTTCTCTAATAGGTTTAGTAGCTTCTTCTAATTCTTCATGGTATTGCTTTATAGGCTCAACATAATCTTTCTTTTTATCTGCTATGTATTTTTCATATTCTAAGTTAGTAAGAGGAATAGTATATTTTTTTCTTCAAACCTTATATATGAATGTCATATCTCAGTTAGATTTAGTTTGTGAGCTTATATTCTTTGCTTCAGGTTCATTAGTTTTAATGGTTTCCATAACATAGTTATCTTTAAAATCATCTGAAGAATGTGGTTTAGGTGTTGGCATAGTATCCTTTTTATATAATAAATTCTAATACATAAGATGAAAAGGAGATAAACACCATTATGTATTAGAATCTACCATATAAGGTAGATAATAGTATATTAAAATAGTTTTAAGACTTATTTAGGTCTATTCTTCTTTATGTTTTTCTATTAAACCTTTTAAGTACTTTGTGTAAAACTCTTTTTCTTTTCATATAAAAGTAATATCTTCTAACTGTGTGATACTTATAGAGAATTTTGTAGAAGTAGTGAATATATAATAATAAATACTTTCTCATACAGGTATTCAATATGATAAACCTATATGCTCTACTTCTTGTTTAATAGCAATAATATAATCTGTATTAAGTATCATAATTAAAACTTATCTTTCTTATCAAGTAAAGTAAAAGTATTCTTAGAAGTGTTGTATGTATTCATTCTAATAGTATCAAGTTTGTCTATCATTTCTAATTGTTGGTTAGATATTTCAGCATTACTTTTTACTATTTGTTGTAGGTTTTCTATTATTTCTTTTAATAGGTTTGTTATCTTAAGCATTATACATAAATTAAAAAATAAATCAAGTTTTTATGCGTAACTAATATTACCACTAGACTTTACAAAAGGCACTAGAGGTTGTGCTAATTCTAGGGCATCTTGTTCTTCTAGGAAATCAAGAGATTCTTTTCCTTTAGCTTTGATTGTTTTAATATCTTCTTCAGATATAGATAATCAATGTTCAGCTTGTAGTCTTACCTGATCAATTAGGTTTACAGTCTCTTCATCAAGAACATATTGGTATATATGATTGATAACAGAGATATCATCTGTTTCTATATGTGTTTTCATAGGTTATTCTTATATAGGTAAAGTACAGTCACATTTATAGCAATATCTCTTATCTGTCTCTGGGTCATATTCTACATCCTTTGTATTAATCACTTCTCAACACTTGTGACAATATAGTTGTCATAATTTAAGTGTGGAGTCTAAATCACTGACACCATTTCTAAAATCTTGTCTAGTTGTTTATTTGTTTCTATAGTTTCTTTTTCTATTTTCTCATAGCACATTTTTATAATCCTTGCATCAAATAAAGAATTATGTTTCTCTTCTTCTCAAAACCATGATTCTTCTCATTCTTTTACAAACTCTTCTCTTGATATATCAGCATCAATTCACTTTATCTTAAATAAAGTACAAATATCAAAAGGAATGTAATACACATTTTCTGGTAGCTGAGGATATCAATCAGAATAATTAGATAATAAGGTATTAAATAGTACCCAATCATAACTTAGACAATCACTCCATATTTCAATGTATTCAAAATCTCCTAACCATTCAAGAAGTTCATATTGTATATAAGCAGTATCTCCTTTTACAGTTGTTTCTTTATCTGATTTTATATTACATCATTCTCAACTAATAATAAGTTTATTTATTACATTCTCTTTTATCCAATCATTAACTTGATTTTTATTATAATCAGTAAACTCAGCATAAAATGTTTTTCAACATTCCGAAATTAATCAAATAGAAATTAATGTTGTATTTTGATGTAATCAAGTAAATTCACAATCAAAAAAAATTTTAGTTGTTTTCATATTCTTTTCTTTAAATATTAATATAAATTAGTCAATAGGTCTTTTTTCTACATAATCCTTTGCAAAATTGTATAAATAGGCTCTTTTTTCTTTTGTCCAATTCTCATTATTTAATTGTAATCTAGCAATTAATAAATCTTTATAATAGTTACTTAAATATTCAAATCTTGTATATTTTATTTCTTGCATAGGTTTTTAATTAATAATTATTATTCTGCTCCTCTATTAACACTTTGCATTTTATAAGTAGTTATATCTGTTTTAAAGTGTTCTGTTTTTTCTGTGAACATAAAACATCAAGTGTTTACAAGTTGTTCTATACTACCATCATCTCATAATAATTCTTCTATTGCTCTATCACT